ATGGCGTCAATTCGCAAGCTGAAATCTGGATACCGGGCCGAGATTGCCCGGCAGGGTATCCGCAAGTCAAAGGTTTTTCCGACCCGGCAGGAGGCCAAGGATTGGGCGGCGCGGGCGGAATATGAAATCCTCAACGGTGACAAGATCGCAGCCAAGTTGCGCTTGGGGGAGCTGTTCGATCGCTACGCCCGCGAGGTCTCGCCAGGCAAGCGGGGGCACCGATGGGAAGTGATCCGTCTGGAAAAGCTGTGCCGCGACGCGATTTCACAAATCCGGCTCGAAGACCTGACGGCAAAGGATTTTGCCGCCTGGCGCGATAAACGCCTGGGGGAAGTCGCCCCCGCCAGCGTCATTCGGGAAATGCAGTTGATGTCTTCGGTGCTGAATGTGGCGCGCCGGGAGTGGGAATTGATCTCTGCGAATCCACTTTCCGATGTGCGCAAGCCGACCAAACCACAGCCACGTGATCGGCTGCCAACGGCGGGTGAGGTCGAGGCAATGCGGTTCAGTGCGGGGGAGGATCTGACCAAGGCAACGGCGCGGGCTTTTCACGCGTTTCTGTTCGCCTTGGAGAGCGCCATGCGCGCCGGAGAGATCGCGGGGCTCGAATGGGACAGGGTGGATCTGGAGCGCAGGGTTGCTAGGCTGACCCACACCAAGAACGGGCGCGCGCGCGAGGTGCCCTTGTCGTCCGAAGCCGTACGCCTGTTGCAGGCCTTGCCACCTCTGGACCCGGTCTTCGGCCTATCGTCCCGGCAACTGGATGCGTTGTTCCGCAAGCTGCGCGATCGGGCCGGTGTCGTTGGGCTGACGTTTCACGATTCCCGGCATGCAGCGATTACCGCCTTGTCGCGCAAGCTGGATGTCTTGGCCTTGGCGCGGATGGTCGGGCATACGGATCTGCGGCAATTGCGGGTCTACTACAATGAAAGCGCAGAGGAATTGGCCAAGCGTCTGGATTAAACATCCGGGTTGCGGACAAGTTTCCTATTGCGCTCCAATTGGCCTTCACGGATCCAGCGGCGCACGGTTGCCTCTGATCGATCGACCTTTGCCGCATATGCTGCAACCGTGATCCACTTTGCGGGCGGGGTGACATGGGAGGCCTCGAGAATCCGCTTGATCTCCTGCAATTCGGTTTGCACAGCCTCAAGGGCGGCGGCGTCTACGGCGATAAACTGTGTTGCGGTCACGCTGTTATCTCCACTTCAAAAAGTTTGGTGCAGTTTCTGTCGCTGCCGTCTCGCTTGGCGGTGGCTTCTGCTGCCCGTTGCAGGGGCACTCCGGGCGGCAATCTGTGGCGCGGCGGGGCGTGCGGGCCAGAGCCTGGCTGATCCAGTCATCCACCGAAGCGCGGCAGGTCAATCCGCTGCCGGTCAGCCCGGCCAGGGACGCCGACCACCAGAGTTCATCGAAAACCATCGGCGGGCGCTCCGGCTTCTGGAACCGGCCGCCGAGGGCTTTGAAACCCATGATGCGGCGCAAGGGCACCAGCGCGCGCAGATCCTGCGCCATGGTGAAATGATCGGTCATGCGGCGGTCTCATGTCCAAGCGCGATGCGGATCCAGCTCTCGATCGCGGCGTCTTCGAACCAGCCGGAGGTCTCGATGCCTTCGAGGCTGAGCATCACAATGGCCCGGCCCGGTGGCAGGTTGCGGGGCACGGTGTAGCGCCCGCCGCGCTCGATCACGGCACTGGCGAAATGGTCGCGGCGTTCGGCGACCGGCAGGGCCTGCAGGGTGCGGGCAAGGGATGTGATCGGGTTGAGCGGTGTCATGTGGGTGGTCTCCGTCAAGTGGACGCGGGCGGCGGGCAATTTGGAGGATTGAAGAGCCGCCCGCGCCAGATCCGCACCCGGTGAGGGGTGCGAAACGCCTGCCTCGATCGCAGCGCTCAATCCTCCGGGGCGCTGCTGCGGTTTATTGTTCTCCGGGCGGCGCCCGGGGTGGCTGTCCGCAATGGATGCGGAGGCTGACAAGGTAGGGGATGGCATTGCGGATCTGCCGTGCGTCACGCCGCATGGGGGTCACGGGGGCCGGGGATGTGGCGGTCCGTCATGATCCTGCGAACCCTTTGGCCGACGCGGTGCAGAACCTGTTCGGTGGGTTCAGGCGCAGGGGCCGGTCGCTCGATCAGATGGGCCGCCTTCAGCCGTGCCGGGTCAAACCCCTGGCCGCGGGCGGCCTTGAGGGTGGCCCAGGCGGTTGTGAACACCTGGGGGCTGTCCAGGTGGTCTTCTGGCGAGCCTGCGATCTGCTGCGCATTGAGCAGGACGGTTTTGAGTTTGGTTTGCATTCAATCCTCCATGGCTTGATGGAGACATTTATTCCCGTCAAGAATATGTCTGTCAAGAATAATTATTCCCATTGGGACTACAGCGCTTGTGGCTCGGCTTGTCTCAGGTCACTGACAGACACTGAAGATGCGAGGAGCGAGCCGCAGATTTACTGCACAGCCATGCTCCCTCTTTGGTGGGAGGGGAGAGGAGTTACTATGAACGAAGAAAAATTTAAGCTTGCGTTACAGCGGATGAGCCGCGGGCAGCTGGAGGAGCTTATTCAGATTTTGTTTGATTCCGGTCTAGTACCGAATGCGCCATATCCAGCCAGCCCTGCTGGCGATCCTCAGGGAGGTTGCGAAAAACCTCCAGAAGCCTGAGTTCGGCCTGGTCCTGCTCTTCCGAGAACAGCTGGTAGAGTGGGACGTCCAGCGCTTGCGCTATGAGCTTCATGCTGCGGATGGTGGCGCCATCCCAGCCTCTTTCAATTTTTGAAATAGTCGACTGTTCAAGCCCGGCGGCTTTCGCAAGCGTGCTTTGGTTCCAGCCTCTAAGCTGACGAAGTGACTTTGTAGAGCTCATGCCCTCAATATTCCATTGAGACAAGTTTTAAGCAAAACACCCTCGGGAATAATTATTCTTGACGCGAATATTCGTGTCGGGAATATTGAGCGCATGATGAACCTTTCCGAATACCTCAAAATGGCAATGGTTACGCAATCCGAATTTGCTGCCCAGGTTGGTGTCACGCAGGGTGTCGTTTCGCGCTTGGCAAACGGTACAAAGCAACCAAGCCTTGCGCTTGCCGTACGGATTGAACTCGCAACACAGGGTGCAGTTACAACGCATCAATGGATCGCCTGCGACCATCCCGACGCCGACAAGGACGCTGCCGCATGAGCCGCCCGCGTCTGACTCTGATTGTGAACAATGATGTGCCATGCGCTGAGCCTGGCACGGGTCCGGACCCAGCGTCTTGGTCAAATCGTTTGGACCCCTACGCGCTGAAAGCCCATGCGGCCGATCTCTGGTCGGCCTATTTCCACGCCCGGTTTCACAGCCCCCGCGAGGTGGCGCTGTTTTGCGATGTGTCCTTCCAGACCGCGCTGAACTGGTGGGGCGCGACCACCGCGCCGACCAGCCATATCGCGCTGCTGATGATCCTGAGCGATCCCGGCGCGGCGGCATTTTTCCGGCAGGAACTGAAGGGGGCCGCCGCATGAGTGCCCGGATTGAACGGATCGCCTATCAGATCTGGTGGCTGATCAATGACAGCGCCGGGGAATGCACGCTGGCGGATATGGCGGCGTTCACCGGGGCCTCGATCCCGTCGTGTTCGCAGATCTGCCGGTATCGGGGCTGGACTGGGCGCTATCGTAAGATGACGCGCAGCGCCGCGATCGACACCAGAATCGACACTGGCCCCGACATGGTCGAGGCGTTGGACACGGAGCTGTCCCGCCTGTTCGGCGAGGCGGCGTGATGCTGGGAACGGTGGGACTGCAACCGGTCGCCACGGATGATCTGCCGGAGTATCCGCTCGGGATCGAGGACCGGCTGGATAGCCACTACTTCATGGCTTGGGAACGGCGGCGCTGGCTCAATTCGGACATGCGCCTGAAGGGCACGCCGGAGTGTCGCGCGCTCTATTTCGATCTGATCAACATCGCCTATGACCAGGCGCCGGTGGGTACGTTGCCGCAGGATCCGGACACGCTGGCCAAGCTGCTGATGGTCGATGCCGGGCATTTCCGGTCACTGTGTAAGCTGGACTACGGCCCGTTGCACAAATGGACGCCCTGCCTCTGTGAGGGCGGCGAGGTGCGGCTGATGCATCCGATGGTGCTGCGCTCGCTGACAGAGGCGCTGTCGCGCAAGGAAGACAATCGCGCCAAGCACGAAGCTGCCAATGCGGCCAAGCGGTTGCAGCGGTTGCGCATGACGGTGGCCGGTTATCACGCCGAGCTGGCAAAGAATGACGCGGCCATTCGCTGGATGGATGAATGGCTGGTCCAGGAGGGCTGCGAATACCGCAATGCCAGCTGGATCGAGCGCGCCATGCGGTCCTGGTCGACGCATATGATCGACCTCGGCCAGGCCCGCTCCGGCTCCGTCCGATAACTGTCCCGACACTGTCCAAGACTGTCCGGCGGACAGTTCAAGACAGTCTCGGACAGTCTCAGACTGTCCTGCACGACAGGGACAGAGACAGAGACATAACAAAACAGAAGGTCAGTCGCCGGACAGGTCACGGGCGGTGGCTGTGGATAACTCGGAATTGCTGAGAATATGAGGTGCAGGAATGGATGCGAAGGAACAGGCAGCGGGCGAGGCGCGGGTGCGACGGTTGCTGATTGAACCGCTGGAGCGGTTGGGCTTGGCCAAGCCGTCGAAACTGACGGTGGCGCAGTTTGAGGCGATGATCGCGGATTTATGCGGCAAGCTGGCCTATATGAACGATCTCAATCTGCAGGCGCTGGCGGAGCAGGTTGCCAGCATGCCGGGTGGCCGGGATCAGGATCAGTTCCCGATCGCCGCTAAGATTTTGAAATGGGCGGGGGCGATCCAGCCGCCCGCTGATGATGCGTCCCCCTTGTTTCGCGCGGTGTTTGCCGATCGGCTGGGGCAGGCGGCGTTGGCGGAGGGCTGGGCACCGGAACTGCTGGTCCATCTGCGCCGGTCACGGATCTGGCCACGCGAGTATGACCTCAACCAGATCCGCTCCAGGGCGGAGGATGCGCGCCGTCGGATCATTCGCCAGGATGAACAGGTGGCGCGCGGTGGCCGACTGTCGGAGGCAGATTGGAATTTCCGCCGGACTCGCGATCTGGCCCAGGAGAAATGTCAACGGATCGCGGCCCTGGTCGTGGAGGCAGGTGCAGAATGACCATGGCGGTGCGGGGTCTTGGAACCGGCGGCGCCGAAAAGCGCCCGGTTCCGGTTCTGGAGCTGGTTGAATGGGCGTTCCAGCGCGAGAAAGTCAGCGTGGAGTTTGATGAGATCGAGCGGGAAACCGGCACGCGGCCGGGCGTCGGGATGGAATATATTCTGATGGAACAGGCGCGGCTGGGCTGTCGTGTGCAGGGCGGTGGCACGTCGCCCGCCCATCATGATGCCGATATTGTGGCCAGCACTTTGGCGGTGCTGCCCGAAAGCTGCGGCGGTCGGCGGATGGCGATCTGGGTTGCGGAGCTGGCACGGGCTGGCCGGAGGCCGGAATGGCAGGCGGAGCCGCAGGTGCGCCCTCTGGCGACCACGACCAATCGGCATGGCACGCGGGCGCGAACAGCAGATGCAGCAGACCTGGGTCACGCGGGCTGGCCGCATCAGCCCCGACGCAAACGCACCGGCTGCGTGGTGCTGGAGCCTGTGGCCTATAGTCCGGTCGAGATTCGCCCGACGGCCCGCGAGGTCGGGGCGATGCGGCGCGCTTATCTGCAATGGTGGTCCGCTCTTTTGGAAATCAAAACTGCGCTGCAGATCAGTCACTTGACGGCTCATGTGGTCACGGATGTCCTGCCGGTGAGCGCGCCCTGGAAGAAAAGCACTTGACGAAATCCTAGCCCGGTTGACATAAAGCAGTCACTCAACGTGCGCCCGCTGCAGTGATCCTGCATCGGGCGTTTTTCGTTTGGCCAACTCCCAACTCCTGAGGACCTCCCCGTGGCGCGATCGAAGATCTGCGCGGCGTCCGGCTGCGATGAGATCGCCTTGCCTGGGCTGTCGCATTGCGAGCGGCACGAGGCGCGGCGGCAGGACAAGCTGAAGGCGCGGCGGGCAAAGGCGCAGACCTCGGAGGCGGCGGTCCTGGCGCGGGTTCTCTATAGCGATCCCCGGTGGAAAGCGGCGCGGCTGGCCTTCCTGCGGCAGCATCCGCTGTGCGCGGATTGCGGCGAACTGGGTGCGATCGAGGTGGCGACGGATGTGGATCACGTCACACCGCACAAGGGCGATGGCAAACTGTTCTGGAACCGGTCGAACTGGCAGGCGCTTTGCCATCGGTGTCACAGCCGCAAGACCGCGCGGGAGGTGTTCCACGGGGACCGGGGGGTATCTGGAAACTGAGGCGGGGATCTCCGAAACCGGCGGGGATACCTTTATTTCCGTGCGAGCGAAATTGGAGAAAAAAGCCCACTTGGACTAGAGGGAAGGAGGCAGGGATGAAGGGTCAAAATCCGAAACTCGATAACGTCATCCGCATGCGTGGCGATAGCATTGGTCCAGTACCGCCAGCGCCAGATCTGATGTCTGATGGCGGCAAGGCCGTCTGGGACAGGCTCGCGCCTGCCATGGTCAGCAAGGGGCGCTTGGAGCCGATTTTCGAGGATGTCTTTGCGCAATTCTGTGAAGCCGCAAATGACGTCATCGAGCTGTCCTCCGTCATCGCCATGGAGGGGCGCACCTACAGCGTGACGACACGCAACGGCATGCAACAGAAAAAGACGGCCGCTTGGCAGGCGCGTCTGGATGCGTTGGCGACCTTGAAAGCACTTGGCGGCTTGTTCGGGATGTCGCCTGTTGATGAGAAGCGCCTGAGCTATGCAAATCAAGGCGAGCTGTTCGGTGATGCAGTGAGTGCGCTCAATGGACCCGATTGATCACCCGGTCTCGCGCTATGCGACCGGGGTTGTGGAGGGGGATATCATCGCGGGCGATCTGGTCCGCATGGCTTGTGAACGGCATTTGCTGGATCTGGAAACCGGCGCCGATCGCGGGTTGGTGTTTGATTGCGAGGCGGCAAGCCGGATCATCCGCTGGGGCGGCATGTTGCAGCACACCACGGGGCCGATGGCGGGCCAGCCGCTGAAACTGGAGCCCTGGCAGGAATTCCGGCACGGGTCTGTCTTTGGCTGGAAACACCATGAGACCGGGTTGCGCCGGTTCCGGTCGACCTATCACCAGGTCGGCAAGAAGAACGGCAAGACGACAGATACCGGCGTGCCGATGCTGTTCACGCAGCTGTTTGACGGCGAGGCGGCACCGCAGGGCTATTGTGCCGCCACCACCAAGGATCAGGCGGGGCTTTTGTTCAAGGAAATGAAGCGGATGATCAAGAGATCGCCGCTACTCCGTCAGGAAATGAGGGTCTGGCGGACCTCGATCGAGACGCCACGCACGGATGGCGCCATTGCCTGCCTCAGCCGCGATGGCGACAGTTCGGACGGGATCAACCCGTCATTCCTGGCCCGTGATGAAATGCACCGCTGGACCGATCGCGAGCTGGCGGACACGATCGTGGAAAGCATGATCGCGCGGGATCAGCCGATTGACTGGGTGATCACCACCGCCGGTCAGGACCGCAATTCGCTCTGCGGCGAGATCCGGGGCTATGCGGACAGCGTGCTGAGCGGCAAGGTCGAGGATGACAGTTTCTTTGGCTTTGTGGCGGAGCCTGCGCCCGATTGTGACCCGGCAGATCCGCAGGCCTGGGCGATGGGCAACCCGAACCTCGGGGTCAGCAAAAAAGTGGATGCGATGCAGTCGACGCTGCGCTCGGCGCTGGCGATCGCGGGCAAGATGCCGAACTTTCGCCGCTTCCACCTCAATCTCTGGACCGAAGGGGCACAGAACTGGATTGCCGGGGATGTTTGGGACAAGGGGCTGGCCTCGGCGCCCTTTGATCCGGCGATGCTCTATGGGCGCAAGGCCTGGGTGGGGCTGGATCTGTCGAACAAGATCGACACCACCGCCATTGTGGTGGCGGTGCCGGTTGACGGGCTGATCTATCTGATCACCTACACGTTTTTGCCGGAGGGGCCGAAAGGGTTCATCCAGCGGGCGCAGACGGAAAAGCGGGAATATGTCGGCTGGCGGGATCAGGGCTGGCTGGAGATCCACAAGGGCGGCACGATCGATGAAGACCAGATCGCAGATCGCCTTGAGTGGATCAGGCAGCGCTTTGACCTCCAGGAGGTCGCCTATGATCCCTGGGGCATGAAATATCTGGCGGACAAGCTGGACAAGCGGCGGTTTCCGATGGTCGAGCATCGGCAGGGCTATGCCTCGATGTCGAACCCGATGAAGCGGTTCGAGGAGAAAGTGGCGCAGAACAAGATCCGCCACGGCGGCAATCCGGTGCTGGGCTGGCAGGTGGGCAATGTGCACCGCGATGAGGACGCCGCCGAGAATGTGAAACCGAACAAGAAGAAATCCACCGGGCGCATTGATGCGGCGGTGGCGGCGATCATGGCGCTGGGGCGCGCCGAGGTCGGGGAAGAGAAACGCAAGGCGCGCGAGGTTGAGGTGGTATGAGGATTCTGGGCCTGGAGATCAGCCGCGCGGGGGGCGCGATGTCGCGGGTGGAGCCGCCCGTGGTGGCCGCAGCGGCAGAGGCGGAGACCTCCGGCACCGCCAGCCCGCAGCCCTGGATGACCGAGATCGGCTGGGGCGGCGGGCCAAAGCTTTCGGCCAGGCTGCCGCGCGTGACGCCACAGCGGGGCGAGCAGCACGGCACGGTGTTTGCCTGCTGCAACAATATCGCCGGGGATCTCGCGAAGGTGCCGCTGAAGCTGTGGCAGCGCCGGGCGGACGGGCAGGAGCTGCGGGTGCGGGATCATCCCGCGACCTATCTTCTGAACGTCGAGGCCGCGCCGGGGGTGCCTGCCAAACTCATGCGGTTTGCGCTGGTCTATGCCTGGGCGCTGCGAGGCAATGGCTATGCCTTTGGTCCGCGCGACGGCGGCGGTGAATTGGAGATGATCGAACTGGTCGACCAGGACGGGTGCACGCCGCTGAGGGCGGGCCGGGATCGCTTTTATGATTTTACGGATGGGGCCGGTGTGGCGCGCCGGGTTGCGAGCCGGTCGATGGTGCATCTGCGCTATATGGCGCTTGATGGGTGGTCGGGCCGGTCGCCGCTGCAGGTGGCATCGGAAACGGTCGGGCTGGCCTTTGCCGGTCAGGATTCGGCGGCGCGCTCGGTGTCGGGGGCGCATTCCAAGGCCTATATGAAGCTCGGCGAGGCCTATGAGGATGATGAGACGCGGACGCGGAATGCGCGCCGGATCAAGGAGACGCTGCTGAACAGCACCTCGGACGGCATCCCGGTTCTGGGGCCGGATGAGGACATCAAGAGCCTCGATCTGACGGCGGCGGATCAGGAGCTGCTGGCCAGCCGCAAGTTTGATCGCGAGCAATTGGCCGCGATGTACCGCATGCCGCCATCGAAGCTGCAGATGCTGGAATATGGCGTGAAGGCCAATGGGGAGCAGCAGGCGATCGACTATCTGACCGATTGCCTGTTTCACTGGTCCGGTCTGGCGGAACAGACCATGGCGATGGCAGTGCTGACCCGCCGCGAGCGCGAGGCGGAATTCTTCCTGCGCCATGATTTTGATGCGCTGCTGCAGCCGACCGTCAGGGAACGCAATGAGGCGATGAACAAGGCCATCGGTGGCCCGTTCATGACGCCGAATGAGGGGCGCCGCAAGATCGGCCTGGAGCCGGTTGCGGAGGGCGACAAGCTGAACCCCGCGCCCAACATGACCCGTGATGAGAGCAAGACGGAAAAGGGGAAAGACACATGAGCCGAACCACCATTGGCGCGCTTCTGGGCGGCGCTGCGCTTGCGATCAGTGAGGCGGCTTTGCCGTTTCTGAATGCAGATCTGCCGGATCAGGAAACGGGGGCCTCGCTCGCCACGGAAGCCCTGCAGGGGGCCGGGGTCGAGATTGGGCGCGGCGAGCGCTTTGCTGTGCATCGCGGCGTGGCCTATGTGCCGGTGCGCGGCATCCTGTCGCCAAACTCGGCCTTGTTGGAAAAATACATGGGCTGGGCCACCTATCACGGTCTGACCGAGACCATGGACGCCTTGACGGCAAGCGATGAGGTGCGGGCGGTGGTGATGTTTTTCGACACGCCCGGCGGTGCCGTGATCGGCATTCAGGGCGCGGCAGAGGCGATCAAGGCCTGCGCGGCGGTGAAGCCGGTTCATGGGCTGGTGCATCCGCTGGCCGCCTCGGCGGGCTATTGGCTTGCCAGCCAATGCCGCGAGATCATCGCCAGCCCGGGCAGCTGGGTGGGCTCCGTCGGTACCATGTTGACCGGCTTCCAGCCGATGCAGCCGGGATCGGGCGGCGATCAGGGCTTTATTCTCACCTCGCAGCACGCGGGGGCCAAGCGTCCTGATCTGTCCAGTGAAGACGGGCGGGCCGTTGCTATGGTGCGCCTGGATGCGATGGAAGCCGAATTCCACGCCGCCATCTCGGAGGGGCGCGGGATCTCGGTCGAGGATCTGAAATCGAAGCTGAGCCGCAGCGAGGATTCCACCAAGGGCGGTGATGTCTTCTGGGGCGCAGATGCCGTCGCGCGCGGCCTTGTCGACGGGATCGAGACCGTCGCGGCCTTCATGGCGCGGATCTCGGAGCTCTATGCGCCGAAATCGCAGGCCCGGTCGCAGGCCTATCTGGCGCGCGCGTCGGCGGCCCGGGCGCAGGCCTCCCTCTAAATCTCACCGGCCAGTCTGGCCTGAGTTCACCTCGCGCATTCGCGGCGGGGCCAATTGGGCTGCGCGGGTGCAGCCCTCCATGTGAAAAGGAGAAATCGACATGGACATCAACGATCTGCGCCGCATGCTGAAGGCTGCGGCGGACGCCATGGGCGACAAGGCCAAGGCGATCGAGGATCTGGAATCGGCATCCGATGTGGATGCAGAGGCGCTGGCGGCGGCGGTTGCGGCTTTCGAGACCGCCGAGGGCGACTTCAAGGCGCTGCAGCTCCGGGTCAGCCGGGCCGAGGCCGTCGAGCGCGCCAAGGCCGCCACCGCCACCTCCGAAGTTGACGCAACCGGCAGCGCTGCACCGCAGGCCGCGCCCGCACTGCCGAAAGATCCGGAGCATGAGGGGATTGAGGTCGGGTTCATGGCCCATGCGCTGATCAATGCGCGGGGCGATCGCGATCGCGCGGCTGCGCGGCTTGATCAGGACGGCCATTCCGGGATTTCCGCCGCCCTTTCCGGCGCGTCGGAAAGCGCCGGGGGCGTGACGCTGCCGCGCCCGCAGGCGCAACAGGTGATCGGCCTGCTGCGTCCGCGCGTGACGGTGCGGGCCTCCGGCGCGCGCCTTCATGATATGCCGGCCGGTGAGCTGCGCAACGCGCGGCAGGCCACTCCGGCGTCTGCGGCCTATGGCGCGGAAAACGCCGCGATGGTCGAGAGCGAGCCGACGTTTGACAAGGTGGAGGAGAAGTTCAGGAAACTGACCTCGCTGGTGCCGGTCGGAAATTCTCTGCTGCGCCATTCCACGGCGTCCATCGCCATGATGGTGCGGGACAGCATCATTCTGGAAATGGGCCTGAAGAATGATCTGGCCTTCCTGCGCTTTGACGGCACCGGCAATCTGCCGAAGGGCCTGCGCCAGTGGGTACTGGCGGCGAATTGGCAAGCTGCCGTTGGCAGTGATCCCGCTGTCGTCGAAGCTGCGATCCGGCGGATCAAGAGCCGGGTCGAAGATGCCAATGTGGCGATGGTCTCGCCGGGTTGGATCATGCGCGCCTCGGCCAAGAACTTCCTCGCAAGCCTCCGCTGGGCCAATGGCTTCAAAGTGTTCCCGTCGATTGATGATAGCGGCACGCTGCATGGGTATCCGATCCGCACCACGTCGCAGATCCCCGACAATCTGGGCGTCGGCGGCGATGAGACCGAGATCTATTTTGCCGACTTCGCGGAAATCATGATCGGTGACGCCATGCAGATCACCTTCGGGTCCAGCTCCGAGGCCTCCTATGTGAACCAGGCTGGCGACACCGTGTCGGCGTTCCAGCGTGATCTGACCCTGATGCGCGCGATCGCGGAACACGACATGGCCCCGATGCATGATGAGGCCATCGCGGGCCTGAACGGTGTCGGCTGGTCGCTCTGATCGCGGCGCATTCTTTCTGACCTCGGCGGTGCGCGCCGGGGTCTCTTCCCTCTCTGACAAGGATTGCTGATATGGCAAAAGTCATCGTTGAATTCCTGAAAACCCATGGGCGCTACGTCAAAGGCGATGTGGCCGGATTTGAGGCCGCAACCCTCGCCAAATGGCCGCAGGACGTGTGCAGGCCCTATGACGCGGACGCGTCCGCCACTGTCGAACCCCAGCATGTCGACAGCTCGGAAGCGCAAAAGGCAATCGCTGAGGCGCAAGCCGAGTTCGAAAGGAAGGGCGATGAACTCGCCGCGCGCGAGGCCGATTTGAAGGCGCGGGAAGAGGCATTGGCGGCGCGTGAGGCCGCGCAGAGCCCGGATCCCGCCCCTGAAAAAACGGCGCCCGCAGGTGCTCCGCCGAAGCAGGGCGCGAAAACGTAAAGGAGCGCGGGCGATGCGGGTGATTGAAGCCGGGGAAATTCCGGCGGGTGTGGCGGTGGCGGACTTCAAGCGATCGGTGCATATCGCCGCTGAAGACATCGATGACGATGGCGCGCTGCAGCTTGTTCTGGAGACGGCTGAAGCAACCGTTGCCACCGCCACCGGTCGCCCGCTGACGCCGCGCGCAGTGGAGTTCATCGTGACCCGTGGCAGCTGGGGCCGCTGGTGGTTCCCGGTTCTGCCGGTGGCGGATCTGACCGCGCTTGCGATCAGCGACGGCGCGGGCGGCTGGATCGATCAGCCACTGGCAGGTGCCTGGGTGCAGCAGGCCCATGATGAGCCGCAGCTGGTGCTTGGCGCGGACTGGGCCGGGCGCATTGTGCCTGGAGATCTGCTGCGGGTGCAGGCGGTGGTGGGCGGGGCAGATGTCCCGACCCTTGCCCGCCTGCGCCAGGCGATCTTTCTGCTGGCAAAAGAATGGTTTGAGGCGGGGATCGCTATCGATGGCGCGCAGCCGCCGCAACTTTCGTTTGGGGTGCGGCTCCTGATGAAACAGGTTCGCTATCGCCGCCCCTGCGAGGTGGCGTGATGGGCAGGCGTCTGGATCGGCAGGTGCATGTCCTCGCGCCAGTGACGGAGAAAACCGCCACCGGCAACACGCGTGTTGTCGGCACGCAGGAGGTGCTGCGCGCGGCGGCCAGCTATGAGCCGCTTTCGGACGGGGAGCGCTGGCGGGCGGGGGCGGTGGAGCAGAAGGCCGAGGCGCGCTTTGTGCTGGGGTATTCGGCGCGGGCGGCGGCGGTGACGGGCGCTCATGTGCTGCGGTTTGAAGGCGCGGATTGGGAAATCACCGGGACCAAGGTCATCGGTCGGCGGCGGTGGATCGAGATCACCGCCTGGAAGATCCGAAAGGAGGAATGATGGCGGTCAAGATGAAGATCGAGGGCGCGGGCGATATTGAGCGCGCACTGGCGGAGCTGGCGCGGGGCACGGCCAAGGGCGTGATGCGGCGGGCGATGAAGAAGAGCCTGAAGCCGGTGGCGGAGGCGGCGGAGGCGATCTCGCCCTTTGCCATTGCAGTCACAAGTAAGCTGATCGCGCGCCAGCAGCGGGACGCGCGCCGCGATCGGGGTCGCAGCAAGGTGGTGCTTTATGTGGGGCCGGTAACGCCTGACGGTGACGGTGCGCCGCATGCGCATCTTTATGAGTTCGGCACCGGGCCGCGTGTCCAGACCTCGACGGGGCGCTCGACAGGTGCGATGCCCGCACGTCCCTTTCTGCGCCCGGCCTGGGATATGTCCCAGCCGATCATGCTGGCAACCCTGCGCCGTGAGGTCTGGGCGGAGATTGAAAAAACCGTGGAGCGGGCCCGGCGCAAGGCGGCGCGGGCGGTGACATGAGCATGGAGACGGATCTCTGTGCCGTGCTTGTGTCATTCACTCCGGCTGTCGTCTGGGGCGGCTTTGACGATGCCGAGGGGTTCCCACGCATCACGTTGCAACGGATCTCAAATCTGACCGGCTATTCCCTGAAGGGCCGCGCCGATATCGAGACCGCACGGGTGCAGATCAATATCTATTCCGAGGATGCCGACCAGGTGCTGCAGCTGGCACCTTTGGTCTCGCAGGCGCTGACCGACTATCGGGGCGGGTCGGTGATCCGCATCAAGGAACTGTCCCGGCGGGATTCCATATCGGAGACCGGCGGCGATGTGATCCGGCTGCAAATGCTGGATGTGCAGGTGCGCTACCGCGCCTGATCACAGCTGAACGGGCCGGGCGACCGGCCCTCTTTCCAAACATGATGAAAGGAAAACGCCATGGCAGAGAATGTCATTGCAGGCGATCTGGTGGAGATCGAATGGTCCGCCGAGGATGTGGAGGACAGTTTTGCCGCCATCACGGGCTGCAAGACCGTGGGCATCCCGGAGGAAAACCCGGAATACCGCGACCGGACCTCGCTGGACAGTCCGGGGCGCGCGCGCGAATGGGGCGTGGGGATGACGGACACCGGCGAGGTGACGCTGAGCTGTTTTTACTCGACCGCTTTGTACAAGCAGGCGGCGGCCTACAGGGCGTCGCGCCAGCCGGTGTTCTTTCGGGTCACCCTGCCCGCGGGGCCGGGGCAGTCGACGGGCGATACCTTCCGGTTCAAGGCCTTCGTCAACCCCTCGATGCCCTCGACGGATGTGGATGGCGACCTGATGACGGATCTCAAACTGCGCCCGACCGGGCTCATTGACTGGACGGAAGGGGCCGCAGCATGATCCCGGCCGCAACTCTGAAGCTGGGCAAGGTGACCCATAAACTGCGTCTGACCACGGGCGCGCTGATGCGGTTCGAAGAGGACAATGGCAATGCGCCTTTCGATAGCCTGCTGGACCGGCTGATCCAGGGCACCGGCGGGATCAAGCTTCTGGTCTCGGCGCTGGCGGCGGGTCTCGGGGATGGCAGCGGCGTGTCCAAAGAGGAGGCCATGGAGATGGTCGACGCCGCGGGCGGCGCGCGCAAGGTGGTGCCCTTTGTGGCCGAGGCGATCGGCAAAGCCTTCCCCGCGCCCAAAACGGAAACGGGCACGGAATCCGGTGAGGCCGCAGAACCGGGAAAGGCGCGCCCCCCGGCGGGGGCGTAGACTGGCCGGGATTGATGGCGGCGTGGTGCGAATTGGGCCAGCACCACGCCGATTTCCCCGGCGTGACCTTGCGGGAATATGACCTGATCACCCGCGCAAGGATCCGGTCCAAGGACGCCGAGATCGACGCGCGCCGGGTGCTCAATCAGGAACTGGGCGTGCTGGTCAGCCACGCCTTCCACAGCCCCAAATCAATGCCGGATTTTACCAGGGCGGCGGGCCGCAAGGGCCGCAGCACCAAGGCTGATGCGACGCAGGATGTGGAACAGCTGCGCGCGAGTCTGATGGGTCTGCACTTCAAAAGCAAAAAGGGGGCATAGATGTCCGCAGTTATTGGCGCGCTGCGCGGCGTGCTTTCGATGGACTCCGCCGCCTTCGAGACGGGCGCGAAGCGGGCGCAGGCGACCATGGGCACTGTCGAGCGCCGCATGGTGGCACTGGCGGGTAAAATGGAGGGGGCCGGGCGGCGCATGGCGCTTGGCCTCACCCTGCCGATGGCGGGGGCGGCAACGGTGGCCGTGCGCTCCAGCCTGCGGATCGTCGATGCCCAGGCCAAGATGGCGCAGTCGCTGGGCACCACCGTGGCCTCGATGCAGGTGCTGGAGCGGGCAGCGGATCTGTCGGGCGTTGCCATGGGCGAGGTGCAGCAGGCGACGATCCAGCTGACCAAACGCCTGAGCCAGGCGGCGGGCGGCACCGGCGCGGCGGCCAAGGCGCTGGACCGGCTGCATCTGTCGGCGTCGGAGCTGCAGGCGCTGCCGCTGGATCAGCGGCTGGACGAGATCCAGAGCGCGCTGGCGGCGTATGTGCCGGAGGCGGAGCGCGCGGCGGTGGCCTCGGAGCTGTTTGGCAGCCGGGCGGGGCTGATCTTCACCCGCATTGACGGCGCGGCGCTGCGGGTGGCGGCGGCGGATGTGAGCCGCTTTGGCGTCGCGGTCTCCGAGGTTGAGGCCGATCAGATCGAGCTGACCAATGACGCGCTGTCGCGGATGGGCCTGGCGGGCCGGGGGCTGGCCAATCAGGTGACGGTGGCGCTGGCGCCCGCGCTGCAGGGGCTGAGCGACCGGGTGGCGGATGTCTCGACCTGGTTCAATGACCTGTCCGATGGGACCAAGCAGGTGGTGGCGACTGGCGCGCTGCTGGTGGGCACGCTGGGGCCTGCGGCGCTGGCGCTGGGGCTGGTGCTGAAGGTGGCGACGCCACTGGCGCTCGGCATGGGTGGGTTGATCTCCACGGTGGCGCTGGCACCGCTGCGCTTTGCGGCGGCGGCCAAATCCGCCGTGGCGCTGGAGCTGGCGCTGGGGGCGACCTCTGCCAAGGCGGCGATTGCAGGGGTTGCCATGAAAGGCCTGCAGCGGGGGCTTGTGCTGCTGCGCGGCGCGGTGATTGCCACCGGCATCGGCGCGCTGGTGGTGGGGGCGGGCTATCTGGCGATGAAGTTCCACGATCTGGTTGTGGCCACCGGCGGCTGGGGCGCGGCGCTGCAGGCGCTCGGCGATCTTGCCAAAGGGGTCTGGGAGGGGATCACCACCGGGGCGCAGGCGATCAAGCCCGCCCTGCAGGCGGTCTGGGCCGGGGTGCAGGCCGGGTTTGTCTCCATGATCTCCGGGGTGCAGGCGACCTGGGCCGGGTTCCTGCATCGGATGACCGAGGGCGCGCGGGCGGCGGGGCAGGACGGGCTGGCGCTGTCGCTGCATGGCTATGCGGTGGAGGCGGCCAGCGCGGTGCATGGGTTGACTGTGAAGGTCGCCGCCCATCAGGAGGCGGCCGAGGCGGCGCGCAAGACGGCGGCGGCGCTGGCAAAACAGGGCTGGGGCAAGGCAACTGAAGCCCTGAAGACCCTGACCCTGCAGATGGATTCGGCCAATGCGGAACTGGATGCGGGCGATGACAGCGCGGATGCGCTGAAGGAGAAACTCGGCGAGCTGGGGCAGGTGCTGGATGACGGCTCCGGCGGCGGCGTGGCAGGGGGCTTGTCGAAGACACGCGAGGCGGCAGGGGATCTCTCGCAAGAAATGAGCGGGCCGCTGTCGACGGCGGTGGATGGCGTCTCGCGGAGCTTTGGCGATTGGGTCGCGGGCGGCCTGCGCGACTTCCGCGACCTGTGGGACGGCCTCAAGGAGGCTGCCACGCGGGGGCTTGCGGATCTCGCGGCGCAGTTTGCCAAAAATAAAATACAGATCGCCCTGGGGCTGTCGCTCGGCGGTGCGGGCACTGCAGCGAATGCGGCGGGCGGGGTGATCTCCGGCGGTGGCGGTCTTTTGACAGGACTGCTGGGGCAGGGCGCCAGTGGCCTTCTGGGCGGCGGTGGCATTCTCGGCGGTCTGGGATCTGGTCTTGGCGGCGTGCTGTCGGGCGGCGGGCTGGGGTCGAGCTTTGCCAATCTCGGCGGGCTTTTGTCCGGGGCGTCGGGCGGGCTTGGCGCGATCGGCGCGGCAATCCCGGCGCTTGGCATTGTGTTTGGCGGTGCCGCGCTTCTGAAGAAAGCCTTCGGGCGCAGCTTTGACTTCTCGGCGCTGGAGGGCACGGTGGGGGCGGCGGGCTTTGACGGCTACACCCGCGACCATTATCGCGGCGGCTGGTTCCGCAGCGACCGCGATATCCAGGGCGCCCTGGACGGCGATCTGGATGCGGCGCTGGATCAGCAGGTCAGCGGTGTCACCACCGGGCTTTTGTCGATGGCCGAGGCGCTGGGGCTTGGCGCGGATGCGCTGGCGGAGTTCGAGGGCTATCATCTCTCGGTGATGACCTCGGGGCGGACGCAAGAGCAAATCCAGCAGGATATCGCGGATCACATGGCCGCCGCCCAGGAGCAGATGGCGGATCTGATCCTCGGCACCGAGGCCTTCAGCCGCGCGGGCGAGACGGCCTCGGAGACGCTGGCGCGGCTGTCGGGGAGCCTGGTCACGGTGAATGACGCCATGGATCTGCTGGGCCGCACCGCCTTTGATGTGTCGCTGGCCGGGGCGGATCTGGCCTCGGATCTGGTGGCGGCCTTCGGGGGCGCCGATCAGATGTCGGCGGCGGTCACGGGCTATGTCTCCGGTTTTTACTCAGAGTCAGAACAGAGCGAGGTGATCTTGCGCCGCCTGCGCGAAGAGTTCGAGAGCCTCGGCATTGCCATGCCCGCCTCGCGCGATGGCTTCCGCGAGATCGTCGACAGTCTCGATCTGACCACCGAGGGCGGGCAGGCGCTTTATGCGCAATTGCTGCAGCTGTCGGGCGCCTTGGATGAGGTGCTGCCCGAGGTCAGCGCCTTCACGGCGGAGCTGGCGGGGATTGCGCAGGAGGTCGGCGGCGAGATCGGCACCCAGATTGACACCGCCCGCGACATGATCAGCGAGGCCCGCACCGCCGCAGAGGAGTGGCGGCGCACGGCGGACAGTCTGCGCGGCTTTGTGGCGGATCTGGTCAATACCGATCTGAGGGCGGCCAGCAGCGATCAGGCGGCGGCGGTGCAGCGCGCCCGGCTGGACAGGGCCTTTGCGGGGGTTCAGGCGGGCGATGCGGCCTCGGCGGCGGCGCTGCCGGATCTGGCGCGAACCTATCTGCAGAGCGCCCGCGACAGCGCCGGCTCCGAGCTGGACTATCGCCGCATTGCCGCCGAGGTGCAGGCGCAGATGGCAAGGGCCGCTGGCATTGCCGATCTGGAAGCGGGTAATGATGAGGTGCTGGCCGGGCTCTATCAGCACCAGATCGAGGTGCTGACCTCGCTCGGCAACTTCCTGCAGCTGGAGGGGCTGACGGCGGATCAGGTGGCGGATCTCAGCGACGGTGTGCAGGCGCTGGCGGCGGATTGGGATGGCACGGTGGCGGCCTTTGAGGGGTCTCTCTCGGCGCTGGAGGCCGCGATCGAGAATGCCGAGGCCTTCAGCTATGACGATCTGGTGGGCGCGCTGGATGTGGCTGTGTCTCTGGATGACAACGCGCCGCGCTGGCTGCGGGAACTGGTGGAGCAGGCCGATAGCGGCATTCGCACCACGCTGGATTTTATCCTCCGGCGCGATGATTTGAGCCCGGCCGATCGCTGGATTGCCACCCATGCGCTCTCGCAGCATATCTCGACGCTGGATCTGGTGCTGGGGGCGGATCTGGACCGCGACAGCCGCAGGCTGGCGCTGACAACGGCGGCGGATCTGCGCCGGAGCCTGATGCTGGACCTGGGCCGCGATCTTGATGCGGACACGCGCGCGCTGGTGCTGACGCGCTCGGCCAATCTGTCGCGGCAGGTCAATGTGGCGCTAACCGGTGACAGCTCGGAGACGGTGGATCGGCTGACCCGCCTGTCGCGGCTGATCGGCACTGGTGGTGGAACTGGCCGGCTCACCTTTGGCGGCGGTGTGGTGCTGGAGGCGGATGATGTCTTTGCCGATCTCGCGAGCCAGACCGGACGGCTGCGCGCGCCCCTGGACCGGCTGCGCGGCATGCTCGGCGAGCTGCGCGCCGCTGTGGAGGCCGACCGCCAGGCGCGTGCGGCCCAGACCCAGATCGCGGCGCTGCAGGCGCAGGGGCAGACGGCGGCCTCTGTCGTAGCGGATCGCAGTGAGGCGACGAGCCTGGTGGCGCAGATCGAGGCGCTGGAGCAGCAGACCGGCGTGAGCCTGACCCGCGCGGGGGGCCGGGATGCCGATCTGCGGGTCTCGGATGTCTCGGGGCGGATCATCTATGATGCGGATTACCTGACCTATGGGGCAGGGGCAGATCTGGCCGGGTTCCGTGCGGCTTTTCGGGGGGCGGATGGGCTGGAGGCGCAGATCCGGGCTCATAACCAGCGCTACAGAACCAGCGCAAATCAGCTTGAGACCCTGCGCGCCCAGATCCGGGATCTCGGCGGCATTCCCGCCTTTGCGCGCGGCGGCGCCCATCAGGGCGGTGCGCGCATTGTCGGCGAGCGCGGCTGGGAGATCGAGACCACCGGCCCCTCGCGGATTCACAGCCACGCGGAGTCTGTGGCGATGCTGGACAATCGCCCCCTGGCCAAGGGCGTGGAGGAGCTGAGCCGCCATGTGGTGGCGCAGGGGCAGGTGATGCGGATGCTGCTCGATCGGATCGCCAACACGGTGGACGATTGGGATGAGGCGGGCCTGCCGGGGGAGCGGCGCTGATGGACTTCAATATCATCGCACCGATGCCGGTCACCGAGGCGGAGCTGGTGGCGTCGAATATTGCCGAGGATGATCACCCGGTCTGGGCGGCGGCGACCAGCTACGGCACGGGGGACCGGGTGATCTCGCCCCTGTCGCACCGGATCTATGAGAGCCTCGCGGAGGGCAACCAGGGCCATGATCCGGTCTCCGACGATGGCAGCGCCTGGCTGGAGATCAGCGCCACCAACCGCTGGCGGGCCTTTGATCAGCGCCGCTCCAATACCGCGAAACAGGCGGATCTGATCACCTATTCGGTGGTGCCCTCGCAGGATTGCGATGCCATTGCGCTCTTTGGTCTGACTGCGGGCCGCGTGCGGATCGAGGTCTGGGACGGGGCCAGCCGCATCCATGACCAGACCTTTGCCATGGTCGACACCGGCCATGTGGTCAGCGCCTATACCTGGTTCTTCGGCGGCGTGATCTATGCCCGCCAGAAGGTGCTCAACGGCTTTCCCGGCTATATCGGCCACCGTGTCGACATCTCCATCGAGGCCCCCGGCGCGGTGGCTGAGGTCGGCCATATCGTGCTCGGGCGCAACCATCTTCTGGGCCGGGTGCTGAACCTGCCCCGGGTCCAGTTCGTCAGCCACAGCCGCAAGGGCTATGACGATTTTGGCAATGAGATCCTGGTCCGGCGCGGCTCCACCCGCAAGGTCGACCTGTCGCTTCTGGTGCCGAGCCATCAGGCGCCGCGCGTCATGGATATCGTGGCCGAGGTCGACGGGCTGGCGACCGCTTTTTACGTCACCGGCGCGGCGCCTTCCTTCGGGATCGAAGGGCTGGGCTTTGTCGATGACCACAGTCAGCCGATCGATGTGGCGGGCGAATCTGTCTTTCCGCTGATCCTCAAAACCCTCAAATAGGAGAGTGCCGCAGATGAGCATTCCGACCTTCTCAGCCTTCCCCGAGATCCCGCAGCGCAGCACGCCGGAGGCGGATTTTGACGCCAAGATGTATGCGCTGTTCCAGCATTTTGCGACCACGCATCGCGCGGAGCTTCTGGCCTTCATCGCCTTTCTGGAAACCAACTCCACCGTCATCGGCGCGGCGCTCAATGACACCACCATCGGCCTGACCACCCCGGCGGCGGCGAAGTTCACCAGTGTCGAGGTTGCGGGCAGTCCTGGGGTGTTGGCTGCACTCCGCGACGGCGTTGCCTCCAACTTTCTTGTGCAGACTGCGGGCAACAAGACCACCATCGGAAATGCTGCGGGCAGTTCCCGGCTGGCGCTGATGGCGGGCAATCAGGAGGCTATCGAGTTCGACAGCGCGGGGCTGGCCTCCGGCGCGGCGGTGCAGGCCAGTGCTACAGACAGCGCGGCGGGCAAGCTGCTGCGGACTGGAGCGGGCGGGCTTCTGGCGGCCAACCCGCCATCGCTGCCGGATCCTTCCAGGCTCGACGTGCCTGCGGGGATCTACAGCATTGCGGCGGAGGAGGGCTGGCCCTTTGATGGGGCGCTTTTGCAGCTGCGCCGCAACGCCGGGCGCGGGCTGCAGATCATTGCGCGCGGCTCCTCTGCGGCGCCCAATGCCTCCAGCGAGGTGCAGCTCCGCACCTCCGGTGACAGCTTCGGGGGCTGGGCGCGGCTGGTGCATCTGGAAAACCTGGTGGGGGCGGTGGCGCAATCGGGCGGCACGCCGACCGGCGCGGTGATCGAGCGCGGCAGCAATGCCAATGGAGGATATGTCCGGTTTGCGGATGGAACGCAGATCTGCATCTCGCCCGACTTTGCATCTGTCGATGTCACCACTGTCGCCGGGGCCATCTATCGCAACGCTGCTCCGCTTACCTGGACATTCCCGGCCACCTTCTCTGGTGGTGCCGGTTCAGTGGCTGGATCTGTCACCTCGATG